AACTTATTCAGCATGAATTAAAGGATGCTGATAACTATAAATTCGTAAAATTCTATTCAAGAAAAGACAAAGAAAGGATTAGGGTGTACGGATGAAGCCACACATAAAGAAAATTAATGAGCTTTGGAGTTGCAACGGGTATGAGCCAAACAGCCCTTATAACGCTTATTTTATGTGGCAATTTAAGGTAACCAAAGAGTCCGAATACAGAAAACTGGCATCTGAAATTCCACGTATATACAGGCTAGGGGCTTAACGCCCCTCACTCACACCCTGTCTTAACTTCATCGCATTATCAATTTGCTTACCCTGTGTACTCACCGCCAAATCACGCATCTGTAACCCTGCTTTCTGCGCTTCGATAATCACTTTCTGACGGTCTGTGTCTGCTTTGTATTGGTCGATTTGAAGTTTAATGCGGTCGTTTTCCTCATTCATAATCGCCGCTTGACCTTCCTGCATCCGTGCTTGACCTTCCATGAGTAATGCTTGCGTTTGTGCATCAGGTTGCTGATTCTGTTGCGCCTGCATTAACATCTGCTCTTCTTCTGGCGTTTCTGGCTTTTTGATACCTTGAAGAATCAACTGTTTACGCGCATATTCTCGCACATCTTCCATATGGGAACCTTCGAGCATGGTTAGGTACTCGTTTAACAGAATGTTGCGCATTGGGTCGCCTGGCGGCAATCCATTGATTAGCTCTTTCAACTCTTCGCGGTTTTGCGATTTAACAGATTCAAACGATGGACCAATATCCGCATACACATCAAACATCATTTTACGCACATCGTTGACAATCTGCGTTTGCATATTTGACCAATTAATTTCAGCTTTATTAATCGTTTCTCTCGATGTTGTACCATCAAGTTGAACAAGTACGATTTCTTGTTCGCTGTCCATTACATCACGGAACATTGACGCATATATCTCACCGTCACGACGCATGGCGTACTTGTGGTGGTCTTGGTACGTGTAAGACTGCATATCAAGGCGCTTCTGTAACGCTTGCACAGCTTTGCCAGACAGTGACGGGTCAGTGATATCCTGTGGCAAACCCGGACTTGCTACGTCGTCTACTGCTGCGCGTGATTCAGCCATTGCTGCCATTAATGCAGGAGGTACGTTTGCATCAGGTGTTTGACCGACAGGGCCAACTGGTAACGGGTCCCCATTAGTGCCGTAATGATTCTGTTTGAGGTACGGATAGTTGTTATCAGGGCCATTGAGGTTATACATGTCCTCATAGCCAGCAATCTGCTCATCAGTAAAGATAGGCTTGCTTCTACCACTACGGCTAACAATGTCAGCTAGGTATGACATTTGGAAGTTCCGCAATCGCTGCGGGTCTTTGGCTAAACGTACAATGCCTTCGTAATGCTCTTCCCCTTCAACAAACTGACGCTCACCGTACTGCGGTACAATTGGTAAATGCTCACCTGCAATACGGTTTTCAGCCATAATGCCAGCGCCGCTTGCGATGTACTCAGTAACGACATAACGCTTAACGGTTTTCTCTGACTCAAACTCAAAGCCACCATCAATCAAATCATCTTCGTCTACTTCGTCTTGCTGCAATACGCGACGATTACCAAACTCATCAGCAAACGTGTAATACTTAACTTTCTTCAGCACACGATGGTAAAACTTAACGATGTTAACTTTTTCGTCCGTACCAATCCACGGGAAAGTGTAGCTATGTTCTGGCTCTGCAAAGCTTGACGGGTGCGTATACTCGCAGCCTAATTCTTCACATAGCTCTTTGTAGGCATCGTGCGAATACGGGTAAAGCACCGCTACATACTTGGCGTCTGACTTGTCGATTAATTGCGCGTTAGGGTCCCAAAATACACGGTTATTAGCCTCGAAGATTGGCTCGCGTATAATGCGTTGTCTGTCGTCATCCTCAAGGTTGTTACGGTACTCAGTTGTTAAGCGCCATGCACCAACACCACACACCACTGCTTCTTGATTGGCATTCTTTTTGGCCTCTTGCGACTTGTTGTTACGCATATCTGCACGATACGCACCATCCATAATCTCAGAGGCTTTTTCAAACGTGTCGTCAACCGGGTCAAAATCAACCTGAATAGGGTTAAGCACCAAGTCAGTTAGGATTTGCCGTTGCGCCTTGCGTATAAGGTTAAACTCAAAACGAGTGGCTAAGTCAGTGCCATTGAGATATTCGTCATCCCATTGCGTTACCCATGCAAACAGCATGTCGTCTGCGGCCTTCAAGCGCGTATCGTAACCATGTTGATACGCTTTCTCTTGCATCCGCTTTAAGTCTTGAAAGTCTAGCATTTAACGCCCCATTGGTCGCATGGCTTGTGGCCTATGTGTTTTGTTTACTCTGCTTTGCGTTATATTAGCACTATTGTCGAAAGATAGCACCACCGCATCAAATAGGTTGGGTGATGGTATAACTATCTTGCTACCGTCAGGCTGTCTAATGCCGTTACGCATTTCCTGTTTTGTATAAAACTTAAATGTGTGGTCTGGTTTTAACGGCATTCTACATGCCTCTGACCTTAGCTTTTGCAAATATTTGGCGGGTATCGATTCGCTATCAAAGCTCACCAACTCGTCAGGGTCGATGTACTTCTTATACACTACCGCTTCCCATGTTTTGTATACACGCTCTGCAAAGCTAATAATATTTTGCGCTTTCTTGTTGCCAAATACATCTTTGTTCTTTTTGCTGTCACGGATATGATACTCACCAACGGGTTTAAACACTGCTTCGGGGTTGTGCACACCCTCAGAGCCTTTATACATGAAAGTGTGAACCTTTGTACCTTGAAAGTTCGCAACCGCTTGGTCACGCAACAGAGCACCCATGCCGTCACAATCCCAACCAAATGTATCGACACCCGAAGCCTTAGCATCGCGTGAAGCAATATCAAAGGCTCTATTCGCATCCTCTGCATCAATCTCGCGCACATCAGTAAACACCACGCCATGACGTAAGCAGTATCCTTTCGCATCATTACCAACGTCTGACGGGTCAAATCCTGCAACCTTACCGCCGCGCGCTTCAAATCCCAACTTCTTATGCGCATCAATACACGCGTCAAACCAATCCGCTTTGATAACACTGTTGTCGATGTCGTCATTGAAAGCCCCATGCCAAATGTGGTTGAATCTGGCCTCTGACATCCTGCCTTCGTTTTTCTTCTGCAAATCTTTCTCGTATTCTTCGCGTAGTGATTGGTCGTGCATAAACCACGGATTGTCCTCGAAGCCTACTTTTATAATCATGTGGTAGTCATCTTCGTAATAACCATCTTTGTCTAACTGCGCTTGGAATGGCACGATAAATTCTAGGCTCATAGGGTCGTTTGCGCTTTCAGGGTTCCAAACGTAGATAAGCTCAGCACCATCAACGCCACGAAGCGTCGGACCTAATGTATCAATGGTTTGCTGGCTTGTTCGCGCCGCTTCTTCCATCAAGAAATATTTGTACTCAAACGAGCCTTTCATATCGATAATGTTTTGCATACCGCCAAAGGTTATCTTGCCCCGGTTCTTGTGGCGCACCTCTCGCTCAGACGGAACAGGCGTGAACCCTTTAATCTTTAGTGCATCAATGCGCCCAACAATACCCGCGTAAATGGTATCTTTCAGTGATTTCATGCGCTCACGCAACACAAACACTTTAGAGCCGTTAGCGTTAACGTCACCTATAACGGTATCCATCACCATGATGGATTTCGTGCCAGCCCTGCCGCCGTACAGACACTTGTACTTCTTATGCTTGAGTATGACAGGCTCTAACTTCTCAATGATGTAGATAGTCGGCTCTTCATCCGTTGGGCGCATATTGCCAATAACACCCTTCCACTTGCGGATGAAGTGTGGCGTACCGTCCTCATTGATTTTATCCACCACGCCGTAGACAGTTTCTTCTACGTTGCCCGATTGCGCCTTAATGATTGGCGCTATTTGGTCGATTTGCTTACGTAGTGCGGCTAGACTCATTTAATACCTGCCATATCCGCTAACTCACGCACAAGCCTTTCAAGCTCGTCTACTTTGTTTATGTCTCACTCTGCTTTAACGCCTGCCATCATTTTTTGCATAGTATCAAGCGATATTTCACCTTTGCCTGCTAACTCTAAAAGCTTGCTGGCTTTCTTTAGTGATGGCATATCACGCTCAAACTTGATTTGCT